AGACCAATTATTATAAGTATTAAGTATTCCGTCCGCACTTAAAAACGGCTTATCTGCGTATTTATATACATATATACTGTCACTGCAGCAAGAAGGCCAATACATAAGTCTTGACGCTTCGAAAGTAGTTTTGTCGAAGTAGCTCATCTCGGGTTGTATGTACCACGCTATTTTTCGGGATATTGGTTCATATTCATCCACACTTACACTCCGGCTTATCGGCAATATTACTCTAAGCCTAGGCGCCGCAGGTGAATGTTTTCTCGTGGAGTACACACAGAATCCACATCCCAATCCATTTAATCTCAATATAATATCTTCGGTTTTACCACTTGGTATATTATCAAGGTCGAGTGTAATTATATCTCTATACATTATCGCGGCGGCTTTACGTACTCCATTAGCCAGTTCCCCTCCAACATATCCTCCTACATCTTTTAAGTCATCCTGTTGTCTTTTTGGTAAAGATATATAGTCATCTAAGGTTTCGCTGCTGCGTGCCGGCACTCTTAGTTTTTCGTACAGCTCAGACACCAACAGTTTTTGAGACGGCCAAAAAGTTGCCCATCTGCTGCCTGCTGTACTTATGGTTATAACTCTGTCATTTGTCATGTTAGTGCCTCCGTTAATCCTTTTTGAAATATTTACTCGTGTAACCGTCTGCAGACAATAGTAGACCCGGAGCCCAGTCTATAGGCTCTCCCATTAAGCTGCAAACATCCTCCAAACTGCCATTTGTTTCATCTGTCTCAATAACGACTTCGTCGTGCACATGGAATACGATATTGTATCCTGCATTTATCAATCTATATATACTCACGGCCAAACAGTCTCTAGCAATAGCCTGTACTATATTTTCCGACAACTTCCCACCATATGTTTCTGTTTCCTGCCATTTTCTAGTGGTCTGATTCATACCGTAATAACACAAACATTCGTTTCCAAATCGGTTGGTACCTAAATAAGGCTTGGCGTAATAAAGTTTTCTTTTGCTTGGCAATTCTACAGTTATAAAATCTTGCCCGTATAACAGCTCACATTCATGCCGAAACATTAATGAGTTAATGCCAACAGGAAATCCGGTTTTATAAGCTTCAATCGCTGCGTTTTCTACTTTTTTCCACAACCCGGTTATCTGTTTATTACTGTTACGCCATCTTTTAACGATATCAGGCAATTCCGCTTCATTCAGTCCGTTATCTAACGCGCCCATTTTAATAAGTGCACCGCTTCCACCGCCGTAACCTAAAGCCAGCTCAGCGACTTTTCCTTTTTGTCGCAGTGCATATTCAGGATTACCCTTTTTTATGCGCTCAATTGGCACACCAAACATCTGAGATGCAGATGCTTCATATATTTTACCGTGTGTCTTAAATACTTCTTGACGCCATTGTTCTCCGGACAGCCAAGCTATAACCCTTGCTTCTATCGCCGAAAAATCGGCGTCAATGAATACTTTTCCATTATCGGCAACAAATGCTGTTCGTATCAATTGCGATAATGTATCCTGAACACTGCCAAATATCATTTTAATGTTTTGGGCTTTACTATGCTTGACTTGATCTCTCGCTAAATCAAGCATTGATATGTATGTACGCGGCAAATTTTGAACTTGCACCAACCTACCTGCCCAACGTCCTGTGCGGTTAGCGCCATAAAATTGTAGTAGTCCTCTTACTCGACCGTCTTCACACACGCAATTTTGTATAGCTGTATATTTTTTATTACTGGTTTTCCCCAATTCTTGTCTTATCTCAAGAATTCGACGCACCTTTTCACTTTTAAGCTCACCATCCAACAGAGTTTTAACGGTTTCTTTTTTTAAATCAGGTACTCCCGCTCCTGTTTCTTCTTTGAGCCACGTTGTAAGCTGAGCGACGCTATTGGGATTACTTAAACCTGTAATATCTACAGCCTCATCCATTAATTGCTTTGTTTCAGTTTCTCCGCACCATAATGCGCCATTCACTAATGCAAGGTCGACTTTTACACCTCTCATATTTATTAACTGGTCCTGTTGCCATTGTCTTTGCATATCTGCGGGTACAGGAAAATTTTTTAATCTATTTTCTATCTCCATTTCAGTAACAACATCTTGTTTACAGTATTCTTTAAATAACCGCCATTTTTCAGGGTCATGCTTTGGCAGATTGCGAGTTCTACCGCCGTTCTTCTTTGTTGGCTTGCATGGTACACAGAAATATTTTATCAAAGCTTTTCCAGCTGTCATCTTTCTTTTGTCTTCGTCTAATCCCATTACAGTACCAGTTGCAGCTAGGCTGGCAGCATATCCGCAATACAAACTGTGCAGCATTGTACACTCCCATTGTGTTAACCACTGACCGGTAACCATTGAATCAGGATAAAAATATTTGGACAAACAATAATGTTCAAAAGCAGCATTATAAGCATGTTTTTTCACTTTCGGGTCAAACATTGCCAGCATTATTTCAATAGGAATCGTTTCACCTTGTTTTAAATCTATAACAGATACTGGTCTTTCATCAATTGCGTATGCAAATAATAAAATTTCAAAATCCGGGGACTGTACATATTTATACAGTCCTCCGGAGCCAATATCTACGCTAGAGTATGTTTCTATGTCTATTGATAGATGTCTCATAATCCAAGCATATTACCTATAGGTGCACCTGTAATTGGATCAACTTGAGGTTGTTGCACCTGTGTCTGATATGTTTGAGGTTGTTGCGTCTGTGTTGGTTGTATATACTGAGGCGGCATCGGTTGAATTGGCTGCTCTAAACCCTTAAAATCATTCAATGCGCTTGATTTACCACTAAGCGGTTCTCCTTCTCTTATTTTCATCACATTCCCAAGCCCGCAGCCCACGCCCCGGTTACCACTGCTCGCATAGGCGAAAAAGCGTATAGTTACACGTGCATACATACCGCTATATACATCCCCAGGAGACAATTGTACATTTAAGTTTGAGCTATGTACTACATCTGGCTTTTGCTTGCTTGAGGCGTTTAAAACCCAATGACCCCTGCATTCTTCTCCATATGGTTCTCCGTTTTCCTTAACCCCATCGCCGTCGTGAATAGGTGTTCTCATCATTGGTGGCCTAACCCCGTTCCAAAGCCTTTGCATTCCATCCTGTGCCGCCGCTTCGATTGATGCGTCAAGGTCCGCTTTAGTAGCTATATCAGTCTTGGGTATAAGTAGAGTAACACTATATTTTGGATCTTCACCCGGATTATTTGCGCGTGGGGTGCACAAATTAGCATACGACAATCTTACTTCTCCTGTTAAACATTTTAAAGCATCATTTTGATACATTTTCATTTCCTCCTATATTTTCAAAATCTTTTACAGCGCCAATTTTATATGGTTCTCTTTTATCATTCTCGACTACTAGGGTTGGTTTTCCCGGAGATTTTATTATTAAATCGCCTACTAACTTCGTAAACTCTTGTTTACCTATTTGTTTTTCTAATTTGCTGAGTGACAAAGGATTACGTTCATACAATAGTGATTCATCATACCCACTTTGAATAATTCTGTCCAACGCCTCATCGGAATCCTTAAATGCTCTTATGCTCCTACCCTCAACAACTTTCCACCCGGGTATATTTTTACCGTCAAGGACAGCTGTTAAAGCGTACTCTTCAAGCTTAGAAACCCATTTTTTTAGGCTCTCTGCTCTTTTAAGCACATCACCGATTTCGACGTCGCTGATTAATGGAGGCAAAGCCTCCCTAAAATCCTCTAAAGCTGTATGGCTATTGCATTGTGCCCTACATCTGCCTGCGGCCTTGCAAAATCCTTTATCACACCATTCTCCGGGGTGGAACTCTTCAAGGTTGTTTAAAATTTTATCTACTGCCGGTCGTACAATATTTACAGCCCAACTCTCTAAATCATTTCTAGATATAACGTATTGCGAAATATTATCAATTCGGGGTTGTACTATTGATATAACTATGTCGTCTATTTGATAGAATAGGCCATATTCATGCAAAGCCCCTAAAGCATATAACATTCCCTGCGGATTACACTCAGCTTCTACTCTCTTACCTTTTCCATATTTAAAATCTATTACGTGCATGGTCTTATCTCCTATGACAATACTATCAGCAGTACCAAATCCCCCAGGAGCGTAATTTTCAAAAGATACTCTTTTCTCTATTGCTACAAAGGGACTTGTCCTAAAGCTGTAAGCTATTTCAGTTACGTAATCTAAGTACGTATCTGTGTGCCTGTCCATTTCTGATTGATAAAACTCATCTTTTTTAATTTTATTAAATCTTCGAGTGTATGTAGACTGAGACATGGGCTCAAATTTCTTTTGGAGTTTTAGTTCTGCGAGCGAGTGCGCTAAAGTGCCCTCCTTGGCATAACTGCTTGCTGTATCCGGGAGTGTTGCTTCCAACAATGCTGACCCCGGACAATTTAACCACTTAACAGCACCGCTCGGTGAGAATTGTTTAGCATGTATGTCCGGCATTATATAACAGCCCCCAATCCCCTAAGCTGAGTTGCAAACTCTCCCAGTTTATCCGCCGGCAAAGCTGTTATAGTGGGAACGCCATAACTGTTAATTAAAGACAATATTTGTTTTCTATAGTTGTCTCCCTTATCGGCTAAAGTGGCGGCCGCTTGAGCTAACTGCATAGGGTCATACGCAGGCATCCCATCAACAGGTACTCCGTTAGTAGACACTCCGCTGACCGGCACAGGTGATACAACGTTTGATTCGGTAGCTGGCAATGAAGTTGTCATAGTTTGAGGTTCAATTTGTGCGTTTTGTACAGCCTGCTCGGTTAGTTCTGATTTATTATAGCCTAAGGTAGACGATAAAGTTTTTATTGCTTCTGATAATTCTTTTAATTCGGGTACATTAATTGTAATTTCCATATTCTTATCTCCTTTTTAATAACTTGACAATTTAGTCAGTTCATGATACTATTATATAAATTAATTATTTGTTTAGCTCGTATAGTGCGCCAACACTTACGGGCTTTTTATTTTTCTTTCTTTGATAATTTTTTCGCTTACGTTGATTTATTTCATCCCTATGCTCTGCACGATATTTACGTTGTTGTTCCAATATTTCATCTTTGTGTATAGCATAATTTTTTCGCCTTCGCTCATTTAATTCATCCTTATGTTCAGCATAAAATTTTCGCTGACGTTCATTTATTTCATCTCTATGCTCTTCGCGATAT